GCACGATGTCGCCAGAGTCTTCCATGACGATAGCAAGCGTCTTGGAACGGTCTTCGTTATCCCAATACACGGTGCCGGGAATGGTTGATGGATACGGGCCGGGGTTACGGCCAAACGTCGTCCACGGCAGGTTGGCCTGTTCTAGTCCAGCAAACGTACCAAGTTGCGGCTGCGGCAACGTATCTACCGCGTCCGATATAACTTGCGTCTGAACTTCAAGATTAGGCTGTGCAACCGGAGCCAGCGACAGGTCTACGTTGGATATATCGCTCGTGCCCGCGCCCGTGATGTTGTACAGGTTGTACAGAAACCGATACCACTCGCGGTTTACGAGTCCGGTATTGGCATCCACGAACGGCACGCGAGGTGCCGGTATCTGTGTAATCCGATCAGGCATTGGTGCCGCTGATCTGTAGTTCAGCGCCCATAATGGCGATCTTTACTGGATCAGTGCCCGATACCTCGTACACTCGGTCACGCAACTTTAAGGTCATGCCAAGGCGACGGAAAATAGCGCGAGTGCCATATTGACCCACGCGGCCCATGGACACTTGACGTTCACCGTTCCAAGTATGGCCGCCGTCATCCGACCAACGCAGCATTAACTGCGGATTAGCGCCTACAACTGGAGTGGTTTCAATAGCAAGGCTTAAGCCGTCATCCTGCACAACACCCAGAATGTTGTTGCAAGTCTCTGTCTCAATATCTTCTGGAACTTGCGTCCCAAGGTTAGCAACCATCTGAGGATTGCCGGTCTCAGTGTTGATGATGACCTGCATTTCGGTTGTGATTTCCGTTGCCGGATCAAACGCATCATCACCGGGTAAACCTACGCCAGTTTCGCAGTCAATCTGGAGCGAATGGTGAGCGGTACGCGTTAAGTTATTTGCGCCTGTTGGCAAGGCACGCCAAGTGCGTAACCACTTTTGCGTAGCGCCTGCGTCGGAATAAACGTCGAGGCTAAACGCGTACAGCCGTCCGTTTTCGTAGTCGCCGATAATGGGTTTGCCATTGAAGCGAGCGTGGCAGTTACCGCGATGGCGCTTGAAGTCGCCGTTACGGAACCCGGCGCGTTCGTGCCAAGCGCCTGTAGCGGCATCGAACACCCACGTCGTGTCGGCGTCCGTAAAGTTCAGCACATAGAACGTGTGGCCGTCTTGCTGGTAGGTGTACCCGACGGCATCGGCTAAGTTGCCGTAGCCTTGAACGGCAAACTCAACGGCGTGGGTAGATACGCGCACGGCTTGGTAACCTTCGGCGCGGTAGACGATACCTTGACCTCGAGCGTCTGCGCCGAGCCAAAACACCGAGTTATCCATCTTCGCAACCGAATACGGTGCAATACAGCCGACTTCGTTGTACGCACCTTGGATGCGGCTAAGTGGGAACAGCGGGTCGCCCGAGTTGTACCAGACTTCAACGGAGTTCGTGCCAAACAGCCACGCTTCGCGGTGGTCGATAATCAACGACACCAGCCCGTCCGGCGAACCTTCGGCGCTGGCAAAATCCAGCGGGTCAATCGACAGGCCATCGAGCAGCTGCGTCACCCACACTCGCTGGGAGTTGGGCTCGTTGAACACAAAGTATCCGTCAAGGTAGCCAACAGTCACTGCGCCGGGAAAGTCTGGGTCAGTGATCTGCGCAAACTGCAGCGTGTCGGTGTTGTAGATAAACCCGTCGGGGTTTGCAGCGATAAAAATCTGCGTGCCGTTGTCAGTCATCGACACCGGGCCTGTGCCCGTAATATCGCCAATTTTGTTTGCTACGTACGATTGGTTGAGCCGATACAGCTCGGAACCTGACACAACGTACAGGAAGTTAGCGTGCTCCCACAGCCCGCGAATCGGGCCTGTGCCGACGGTAGCTACTAGCGTGTAGCCGGGGCAACGCTGCAGATAAGCAGGCTCTTTGCCGCCCTCTTGGATAACTTCCGGGTACAAGTTGACCATCCGGCTGTCGGCAGCATTGACCGACCGGATAACATACGACGATCCAAGGATCGGCGTCTTCATTAGAAGTTGCCCGTAAAGATGTTAAAGCGCGGGCGGTTGACGAGCAGCGCCGCCGGCATTGCCATCACGTCATCCGGGTTGTTGATGCGCTTCAAGTTACGCTTGCTGTACATGGCGATGCGTTGCACTTGCGGCGACGGTTCGACGCCAAACTCCGGCGCCAGCTCGCACGCCAAGTTGTAGCGAAACGCGCGCAAGTAACCCGGCGGAAACGTCAAATCAGTATCGAGCGCTGCCGGCGCAGACAGGGGGCGCACCGACACAAAATGGAATTCCAGCACCTTAGTAGGCACCGGATAAATGTAGATCTCGACGTTGGGGTAGGTCATGTTGACCCACATCAACTGCGGATACGTCGAGGTGACGGTTTTAACGGCAATGTTGTTGTATTGCTCGTTATTGATCAGTTTGATGCCATACGACACGTTGGTCGAGGCGTCACGGAAGTAGGTAGCGTCGTCCATCAGAATAGGGCGCTCGGCGACAAACACGCCGGTCGGGCCCATCGTGATAGTGCGGACGTTAGGAAGCCAGTTATAAATTTGGTCGATAGTGGAAAACACGGACAGACGTTCCGTATTCCACGAATCAATCATCTGGTTCAGCGCTGTAAGGGCGTCCTGCGACGTGGCCGCCGAAGGCACTTCACCTTCCGCCAACATTCCGATCAGACGCAGCGCACCGTTGATCTGATCTGCAGCGGTGGTGGCCATAGCTTACTCCTTACGGCGGCGGCGCGTTCTCAACGCGTTAGGGGCAGAAGTCTCCGACGCCGCCATTTCTGACGACGCCGGAGATTCTGAATCATCTGGATCAGAAGGGTCAAACTCTTCCCATCCATGCTCCATATCTTCCCGCGCTTCTAGCCAGGAAATCGCAACCTTTTCCCCGTGCTTAGGGTGGCGAAGGTAGATATTCGGCATATTACGAGGCCAACAGCGGCAAGCTGTACCACTGCGTCGCGCTATACGCGACCAACAGCGTTGCGGTGTCAGCCGCAATGTCGTAAGACGCATTAGCCGACAACGCATTAACAGCGGCACCAGAGGCGGGGTAGATTTTTAGAACGGCGGCGGCGCCATTCTTAACAATTACCACCTGTCCGGCTTCAGCGACCGGCAGAATCACGCCTTTCGTACCATCAGCGCCCGAAACCAGCGTGAACGCTGGGCCGAGTGCCGCAGCGTCGGTCTGGGCAGAGCCAGTCGCCGCAACGGTTGAAACGCCAAAATAGAGACTGCTCAACTGCGGGTCTGCGTAGGCAACACCAACTGCCTGTGTATTAGGCATATCAATACCCCTTTAAGTAGTGCCCCCGGCGGGTTTTCCCGCCGAGGGCGTTGCCATTAGCCGAGACGGTATACCGTCCAAGCAGCGTCGCCAGTCTTGCGAGCGCGGAAGTGTGCCGACGTAGCGTCAGCAACCACCGCCGATCCCACAAACGTCCAGCCCGTGCCCGAGAAGGTCACGTCGTTCGCCGCATTGTCGCCAAGGTTGACGCAATAGAAGTCGAACGTGCTGCCAACGCGAGCGCTCGCCACAGCGGCGTCCACAAGGGACGCTGCCGCAAACGAATAAGTGCCCGCGTCGGTGCCGCCGGAATCAACGGAAAACACACCGTTGACCAGATCAGCGACAGCGATCGTGCCCGTCGAACCGGCATAAGCCGTGACCGGGCCGAGGACGCTCATCAACGGCTCGGACGAATTACCGACGCCAACTTGATAGCCACTAGTACCGTTAGAAAGTGCCATGTCTAGTTACTCCAAAAGATAGGTTAATGATTAGCCCCAGAGGCGCACGGCCATCTGCGGACGGATCACCGAGTAGCCATACAGCACGTCAATACGGCACGGCATACGGTCGTTGTTAATGTCGTACTGACGAACAACGCGCATGGAGATGCCGTTGTGCACTTGGCGCGAGGCCATGTCGACGCCCTGCGGCATGAGCAAGTCAGCCGTGGCGAAGGCAATCGCGTCGCGGTGGTACACAAGGTTCTGCGGGTACTGGGTCGAAGCGCCACCAAGGAACGTGATCGCCGCGCCAGCCTGCGGGAACGAGTCCACAGTGGCGAGAGCAACGCTCGAGGTGTAGATCGCCGGGCTGATCGAGACAGACGCGTAGGCGCCGCCCGAAGCCGCAACGTCCGCCGTCACCACGAACTGCTGGAGCGAGCCAGTCGATTCGCGGGTCTGCGGGTTGACAGCGTACACGTTAGCAATCGTGAACACGTCGCCCTTCTTCAAGGTCTGCGTGCCAGTGCCGGTGATGGCAATGGTCGAAGTGCCCTGAGCCGAAACGGTCGTAGTCACGCTGTGCGCGCCAGAGCGGCTGCCGGTCGTGAACTGCTTGATCGACTGCGACATGTTGAGCTCGTTGTAGCCCAAAAGTCCTTCGCCGAACATGCCGTTCTTGAACTGCGCCGAGATGGTGCTGACGGGGTTGAACAAGCCCTTCATGCCCTCGATGAGCGCAGCGTTAGCAGCCGGGTTCACGGTGGCGTAGCGCGGCGACATGACGGCAGCGGCTTCGTTGAGCTTCTGCTGGGCAGCCAACAGGACGGCCGTGGTGCCCGGCGTGGTGCCCGGCGTACCGACCGACTGGTAGATGTTGTTGAAGCTATTGGCGACGTCCGCGTCGATGCTGGAGGCCAACTGGCTGATACGCGGCTTGAGCACGCGCTCGGCGAAGTCGTCCAACTGCATCGTCATTTCGGCCGTGGTGAAGTTCACGCCGATGTGCTTCTGCGAAGCAACCGTCAGGGTCGTGAACTGCTCGTTGTCGTCCTGCACTTGCAGGGCGGCGCCGTCGGTGACGAGAGCGCGATCCGGCAAACGGATACGCAGCGTGGTGCCGATCTTGGCGCCTTCAACGGCGTAGCTGTTGTCGTACTGGCGGTTAACGTTACGGGTGATCACAAGGTTGTTCTCGAGAATCTCGAGAGCTTTCCGCGTGATCATGTCAATAGTAAGAAGTGTATTAGCCACGAAAGTGTCTCCTAAAAATTGTTATCGACGTTGACGCGCTTCCCACTGCTTGATCTGGCGTCGGCGCTCGGCCTCAATCCACTCTGACGTGCTCATGGCCGAAACCGAGCGGGGGTCAGTCGTTTCATAAGATCCAGAGCCAACGCCTCTAGCCGTTACCGGCTTGATCGGCGCGGGGGCGCTAGTAGTTTTCTTGATCGGTATCGGATTGTCAGCCATTTTAGCCTCTATCTTGCCGATCTCTTTAGCTTGAAGGTATGGCGACAAACGGGAAATACGATCGGCTTCGCGTGGGTTTGAGCCTAGGTAATAAGCCAGCTCTGGCCCTACGTCCGACGCCTGAATCGTCTCGGCCATCACGGGCGTGATTGGTAGTGACGGGTTGTACGCGACCTTTTCAAAATCATCGTATTTATCCCGCACCGCTTCTTCGCGTTCGTGATACGCCTCTACAAGAGCCATGCGCTCGCGCTCTGCTTCGCGGCGGGCTAAGAGTTCAGCTGCTTTGCGCTCGGCCAAAGCCTCGGCATACGCATCTGGATCCAAGTCCTTGCTCGGCAAAGGCGCCGACTCAGCCGTTGCCGGCTGGGCTTTTAACGCCTGCTCTCGCTCCCACTTGCGACGTTCCCGTGCAAGCCTTTTGCCTACCATCGCGTCCAGCTCTTCTTGAGAGAACGATTTGGCAGGCTTCTCTTCCGGCGACTGCGTTTCCGCAATAACTTCGGGTTCCGGGGCCGCCGTAGCTTCCGGTTCCGGCGCGGATACTTCCGCTACAACTTCAGGGACTTGGTTTTCGTCCGTCATAACACTTCCTTTCGGAAACCTGGTGAACCGCACCAGTACAGATAAAGTTTATACACTAAATCAAACAATGTCGCACTCAATGTAGTCTTCTTCGTTTACCGAGCCGTGCATGTAGTCAAACGACCACTGGAATACCGACCCCAAATCTGTTGCCGGGTCAATTCCAGTAAAGACGGCCTCAACATACAGATCGTTGGCCGTGGCGC